CTATTCGTCGGCGGCGTCAGATGTGGATAGGGGACGGACCCAGCGCGATGCCCGATTCGCCAGGATTTCGGGTGAGCGCCGCCACAGGATCGGCCCGTTACCCTTGGAACCAACCGCCCCGACCCGACGGGGCGCGACAGACAGGAGGGCAGATGTCAGCATCACCCGTAACCGCCGCAGCCCAGATGGAGTACTGGGCCACCTGCGGCCCCGGAAAACCCCAAGGGGGTGACTACAGCGTCGGATACTCGCAGCCCGACCGGTGGATGGCGTATGAGCGGTCCACCGACCTCGGCTGGCTCACCGCGGACGCCAACATGGACTGCTCCGCCGGTGTCGCCGCCGCCTGGAACTTCGCGTTCCACGCCGACGGGGAGCCCTGGGACTCCAGTGTCATGTTCCCCAGGGACACCTACACCGGCAACATCCGCGGCTACGCCGTTTCTCGTGGCTTCGAGGACGTTCACTGGGACGACAGCAGCCTCTACCCCGACGGCGGCCTCCAGGCCGGCGACCTGATCCTCTCCGAAGCCGCCTCGGGAGGCGCCGGCCATGTCGCCATGGTCACCAAGAGTGGCCTGTCTGAGGCTTGGATCGCCGAGGACGGGTCTATCGACGGGTACATCGGCGACCAGACCGGCTCGGAGTGCCGGTGTGTGTCCTACGAGGGCCATCTGTACACGCAGACGGCCCGGTGGACGCACTGTCTCCGCTACCTCGGCGGCACTGCGGCGCCCGCCCCGCAAACGCAGGAGCAGTCCCGCGCCAGTCGCGACGGGTACGAGCTGTCGTACGTGCAGCAGGCCGTTCTCCGCGCCGCAGACAACGTGGGGTGCCCGTGGTGGGCTGCGCTCGCGTTCCTGTGGATGGAAACCGGCGAATATGGGGCGAACGTTTTCGGCCACGACGTCGGCGGCGCCTACTGTGGTGGCGGCGAGGTCACCGAAGCGAAGTACCGGGATTTCTACGCGCAGATCAGCGCCGGGGCAACGTCCAACGGTGTCGGCCCGCTGCAGATCACGTACCCCGGCTACTTTTTCAACGACCCCGACCGGGCCTGGTGGGACCCTGAGAAGTCCGCCGAGGTCGGGTGTGGCATCATCCGGGACCTCATCAACGCGGAAGGCGACTCTTACGAGGACCTGAAGCGCGTGGGCTCCCGCTACAATTCGGGTAGCGCTTACGGCGCCTACGAGGCGTACGGCGAGCCCCTCAGCGACCGGTGCAGGTCGTGGTACAACTACGGGCGCCCCGACGGCGCAGGACAGGAGGCATGGGAAATGGCTGAAGGTGTTGACCTTCTCAGGGAGATCAGGGACCTGTTCAGGTCCGGCCAGGCCGGCGACCACTTCGCCGGCGACATGAACTGGTATGCGAAGGCGACCTACGAGGAGACCAAGGCGATCCACGCCGCGGTCGACAAGGTCCTCGACGCACTGACCCCCGGCCAGGAGGGCGTCAAGTCTGCGGGCGCGATCTACGGTGCCGTCAACGACATCCGCACCGCCGTGAAGCCCGCCGACGTTGAGCGCCCCGACGCTGCAAAGTGAGCCCCCACGTCGTCCCGTGCGCTGCCCACTGGTTCGCCGCTGCGGCGATCCTGGGCGCGTACTGGGTCGGGCGGCTAGAAGGCCGTCAAGAAACAACAGAGGAGAAAGATGAACCTGACTGCTGAGCAGAGCGCAACCCTGACCGCTGTGGCCGCCGTGGCGTGGCCCTTCGTTCAGGCGGCCCTGGACAAGCCGTACTGGACTGCGGGTAGGCGTCGCGCCCTGACCCTGGCTGCGGTTGTTCTGATCGCCGCTGGCACGTGGTTCGTGGGCGCCTACCCGGCGACCGCGGAGGCCGCTGTCACCCAGCTTCTGTCTGTTGCAGGCCTCGTTCTTGGGGCTTTCAACATCCTGAAGAGCGTGAAGATCAACGGCATCTCGATCCTGGACTGGGCTGGCATTGTCACCCCCGGCGGCGTCACCCTGCGTGACGGCGGCGAGGGTAAGCACAAGGCCTGACCGCCCCTTCCCGCAGCGGATACCCCGCCAGTTCCGGCCGGCTGGCGGGGTATCCTTATGTCCTGGCCGCAACTGTTAGGAGTTTTCTCGTGGCACGTCTGACATCCGCTAGACGCCTGCGCAAGGAAGTGTTGGAAGAGTGGGATCTGTCGCCCGTCGAGGTGCGGATCCTGGACGACATGTGCCACGAGGCCGAGCTGATCTCCCGCATGGCGAAAGAACTGGACGCCGGCGACCTGCTGACGGTCGGCTCGACTGGTCAGATGCGCCCGAACCCGCTGCTCGCCGAGATCAGGCAGCACCGGGCGGTGATGGCGTCCCTCGCGAAGGCGTTGCGCCTGCAGGACGACACCGACGAGGCCCGCCTGGCCCGCTCCGAGCACGCCGCAACGGCTGCTGCTGGACGCTGGGGACTGACGCATGGCACGTCGGCGTAACAGCGCGCCGGTCGAGGCCAGCGAATGGGACGAGGCCGAGTGGCCGGCGATCAAAGCATGGTATAAAGAGCGGCTGTCCGGCCCGGCGGCTATGCCGGACAGCGCGTGGCCCCCCGTCGCGCACGGCCCCGTGTGGACCATCGAGGACGGGCACTGGCTGCTGCCCGACAGCACAGTCGGCTGGGATGTGCTCGCCTGGGCCTCCTCGTCGCTGGTCGGCCCCGGCGGCGGGGCGTGGACGTTCACCCCCGAGCAGGCCCGCTTCATCCTGTGGTACTACGCCGTGGACGATGATGGCATGTTCCTGGCACCCACGGTCGTCTTGCAACGGTGCAAAGGGTGGGGGAAAGACCCGCTGGCCGGCGTGATCTCCCTGAACGCCCTCCTCGGCCCCTCCCTGCCCGTGTCCACGCCGTGCGGTGTCCGCGGGCGACGCGAGCAGACGCCATGGATCCGCCTGCTCGCCGTGTCGCAGCAGCAGACCGAGAACACGATGGGGGCAATCCGGGCGATCGCGCCCGCCCAGGTGCAGTCCGAGCTCGGCATCCGCGTCATTTCCACGTACGTGCGCCCCACCGACGGATCCCCCGGGTTCATCACTGCGATCACATCGAACCCCGACGCGGCGGAAGGGTCCCGCGCCACGCTAACGATCTGCAACGAGACGCAGAACTGGACCCAGTCCAACGCCGGTGTCGCAATGATGGGGGTCGTCCGCGGCGACGCTGCGAAATCACCCCCAGACAGGCAGGCGCGCGTGCTTCACATCTGCAACGCGGCCCGCGTCGGCGTGGAATCCGTGGGCCTCGCCACACGGGAGGCGTGGGAACAGTCCCAGGCGGGAAAGATTCGGTCGTACGGGCTTATGTACGACACGCTCGAAGCCCCGCCGCAGGCCCCACTGACCGCCGACGATGCTCCCGAGGTCGTGAAAGGCGTCCGCGGCGACGCGACCTGGCTTTCCCCCGACCGAATCGTGCAAGACGTCCTCGACCCGGAAACCCCCCCGTCCGAGTCCAGGAGGAAGTGGTACAACCAAGTCACCGCAGCCGAGGACGCCTGGGTCACCCGCGAAGAGTGGGACGCCTGCCGTGCCCCGGACCTGCCCGCCCTCGACCCGGAAGACGAGCTCGCCCTGTTCTTTGACGGCGGCAAGTCCGACGACGCGACCGCTTTCGTGGGGTGCCGGATCTCCGACGGCGCCGTGTTCCCGCTCGGCGTGTGGCAACGACCGCCCGACGCCCGCGCTCACGGTTGGATCGCCCCCCGCGAGGAGATCGACCAACGCGTCCGCGACGTCCTCGACCACAACAACGTTGTCGCCCTATGGTGCGACCCGTCCCACGCCAAAGACGACGAAACCATGGTCGCGTTTTGGGATGGCATCATCGACGGCTGGCATCGCGACTACCGCAGAAAGCTCCGCATGCCCGCCAGTAGGCAGCACGCCACACGATGGGACATGTCCGACCCGTCCCACGTGTCGCGCTTCGTTCGCGGCGTCAACCGCGTCTACGCGGACATCGAGGCCGGCGGCCTCCTCCACGACGGCGACGCCAGGCTCCGCGCCCACGTGCTCCACGCCCGCCGCGTCCCGTCCAAGTGGGGCCCCAGCATCGCGAAGAATCACCGCGAGTCCAGGAAGAAGATTGACCTCGCCGTCGCCATGGTCGGTGCCCGTATAATGCGAGAGGAATACAGGAATAGTCGCCGCAGAGGGCGCGGAAAGGTATGGTGACCGCCCATGAGTGACCGCCCTTGGGAGAAGCTCGCCGAAGACACCGCCGAGAAGCGGTGGGAGGCTCAGCAGCGCCAAGAGGACCTCGTGCCCGGGTCGACCACGCCCGGTCTCGGCGCGCCGCTCGCGACCGTTGACGGCGGTGGGAAGAGTGCCGACCAGCGTCGACTTCGTGCGCTCGCGCTAGGCCCGACCCTTGCGCTGCTCGTGGACACGCTCGGCCGTCAGATCATCGCTGACGGCGTCACCCGCACCGCCGACCAGCAGGGCGACCTCGCGGCCCTGTGGGCGCCGTGGGAGAAGGCCGGCATGCCCACACGGCAGACCGGCCTGTGGAAGGCCGCACTGACTGACGGGGAGGCGTTCGTGCTCGTGGCCCCGAACGGCCCCGCGGCGAAGCTGGAAGCTGCGTCCGTGGCCCGCGTCGGCGTGGACTGGGGGGACGACCCGACCGCCGACTGGCCCGTCCGCGCCGTATTCCTCACGAAGGGCGGCCGGCCCACACTGTACGTCACGGGCCAGGACCTGATCCGCATCGACCGGAACGGCGCCCCATACGAGATCATCCACCACGGCCTCGGCTACGCCCCGGTCGCCCGGTTCGCCCCATACCTGTCCGTCGACGGGGACGCCGAATCGCTCGTGGACCGGCTGCGCATCCCCGCGCGCCGGTACATCAAAACCGTCCACGACCGACTCCTCATCCAGCACTCCAACTCGTGGAGAGTGAAGACCGTCACCGGGCTGGACGACCCCGGCAGCCTCGAGGACGCCGAGCGGATGAAAGCACACCTGTCGAACTCGTCGATCCTGACCGGCGGGGACGGCGTCCAGTTCGGGTCGCTGCCCGAAACCAGCATGCAGTCCGTCCTCGACGCCGAGCGAGCCGACCTCGGCACTCTCGCCGCGCTCGCGTCCGTTCCGTCATGGTCGCTGTCCGGCTCGCAGCTCGTGAACCTGTCCGCCGACGCGCTCGCTGAGGCGAAGTCCGCGGAACGCGCACACATCACCGCGATCCAGCGGGCTCTCGGCCGGCCTCTCCTGAACGTTCTCCGCGCCGCCGCCCAGATCGAGCACCGCATCGCCGACGCGAACGACTACACGCTCCGCGTCGACTGGCGCGACACCGAGGCCCGCTCCCTGTCGCAGGCCGCGGACGCCCTCGGGAAACTGTCCCAGTCGCTCGGCGTGCCCGCCCAGCTTCTGTGGCAGCGGATCCCCGGCGTGTCGCCCGCAGAGGCGCAGGAGTGGCAGGAATACGCGGACGCCCATCCGTCCGAGCTGGAGGCGTACGCCCGCGCCCTCACCGCCGACGGCGAAGGCACCCCGCCGCCCGTCGAGGAGTCCTGACCGGTGGCACTCACCGCCGCAGGCGCCGCCCTCACCGCCGGATATCAGCGGCACATCTCCGCAACGGCCGCCGCCACAGGCCTCGCCGTGGCTGACGCCATGGACGACATCGATCCGGACGACATTGGCGGCGCCCACCAGTACGCAGTGAAGAGGGCCGCCGACGCCATCCAAGCCGGCACGCGGCAAGGGCGAGCCCTGACCGCCCAGTACCTCAACCGGTACGCCCGCGCCGAAGACATCGAGCTGCCACCCCTGCCCGCCGTCCGTCCCGTCGGACGCCGGGACGCCGTCCGCACTGCGTTCTACTCCGGCCCCGTCCGCGCGAAAACCCTGATCCGCCGCGGGGTCAGCGGCGAGCAGGCCGTCGCCGAGATGCGGGAGTGGGCCGCCCAATGGGGCCGCACCCGCGTCGAATCCACGTCCCGCGACTACGTCATCCAATCCGCGAGACGGACCAGGCTGAAATGTCGGCGCGTCACGGTCGGGAAGACCTGCGCGTTCTGCTCCATGCTCGCCGCACGCGGACCCGTCTACACCGAAGACACCGTCACGTTCCGAGCGCACCGCTGCTGCGACTGCACCTGGGAGATCTGCAAGGAAACCCCCAACGAATGGCTGAAGCGGTCCGCCACGCCCCATGAGTTACGCGTCAACGCCGCCTACCAGGAAGCCGCCGCGAACATCCATGCGTCCGGCGAGGCGCTGTCGGGCCGGACCGGACGCCACAACGTCACCATGGAAATGCGGCGCGTCGCCCCGGAGCTGTTCTCCGACGGTTGGAAGACCCGCTGATATATACTGCACGCAGCACACCAAAAGGAGGAGCTAATGGCCGATTCGAAGCCCCGCCCGGACGCGTCCGCGTCTGCGGCATCCACCGACAGCAACGCCAAGGCCGACCCGAAGTCGGTGACGGGCGTCGAGCAGCCCGCCGACAGGCCCCAGGAGGCCGCCCCCCAGGAGGCCGCCGACACCCCTGAGGCCGAGCCCGCCGAGGACGCTCCCGACGCTGACGCTTCCGCGAAGCCTGCTGACGCCGGCGAGGCCGCCCCGGGCGACACGGGCGACGCCGAGCCCGCACCGCAGGTCCCCGCCGAGGCACCCGCCGCGGAGCAGCCCGCCGTCGACTATAAGGCCCTCGCCGAGGCCGCCCGCGCCGAGCTCGACAACCTGAAGGCGAAGCTCGCCACCCAGGAATCCCTCAAGTCAGCCGGCCTCGCCCCTGAGCTCGCCGACTACGTCACCCTCAACACTCCCGAGGATGCCCAGAAGCTCGCCGCGATCATCGCCCCCCAGCCGACCCAGGCTCCGTTCGCCCCGGTCGGAGACGACGACAGCGACGAGAACATCACCACCATTGGCAACCGGATCTTCGGTCGCCGCTGATAGAAAGGAAGCCCCATGGCTAACTTTGCGACCCCGGCGATGAAGGTCACCAAGAGCTCCGTCGCCGCCCTCCGCTACCTGTCCGCCCTGCCCCGCACCATCAACCGGGACGCCGAGTCCGGTTACGAGGCCGGCTACGGCAGCACCGTCAACGTGCCCATGCCCGTCAAGGCGACCGCCGCGACCCGCACCAAGGCGCAGCGTGCCGCCCGTACCGCCATCAACTACACCGACCTGACCCGCCAGTACGTGCCCGTCGAGCTCGCCGACCAGATCTACTCCGCGGTCCGCCTGCCCTCCGACTGGTACACCTGGACCCTCCAGTCCTTCGAGGACGAGGTCGCCAAGCCCACCGCCGAGGCCGTCGTTGACGAGCTCCCCAAGAAGCTCGCCGCGATCATGACCACGACCAAGGCCTCGCAGGCCGCTGACGCTTCCGCCGCCGACGTCGACTACACCGACGCGAAGGCCCTGAAGCTGAAGGCCGACTCCTCGAACGTCCTCGAGGTCGTCGCCCGCCTCGCCCGCGTCCTCAACAGTCGCGAGGTCCCCACCGCCGACCGGACGATCGCTGTCGGCCCCGGTGTCGCCGAGGTCATCCAGAAGAACCGCGACCTGGCGAGCGCCGCCTACCAGGCCGACGACGGCGACAGCCTCCACGAGGCCATCATCAGCCGCCTGAAGGGCTTCACCGTCATCGAGGACCCGCGCCTCCCGGAGAAGTTCGGCATCGCCTACCAGCGTGACGCCTTCACGATGGCCCTGCGCGCCGCCACCGTTCCGCTCGGCGCCTCCTACGGTGCGAACCACGCCGAGGATGGCTTCGCCCTGCGCCTGATCTGCGACTACGACCCCGACCAGGCCGAGGACCGCGCCGTTGTCGACGCGTTCTTCGGTGCCGCGGTCATGGACGCTCGGCGGGCCACCGCTTTCGGGCTGGCCTGATCGCAATGCCCACCACGGCGCTGGCGGACGTCACGGACCTCGGGGACTGGCTCGGAGAGAGCATCACCGAGGACGGTGACGTCCGCCGCGCTAAGTGGCTGCTGCGGCGGGCCACGTCCCTCGTCCTGGAGACCTGCGGGCGTGTCGCCCGACCGTGGACGCCGGCTGACGTGCCTGGCGGCGTGCAGGAAATCATCCTGTCCTGCGCGGCGCGAGCCTACGTCAACCCTGAATCCTGGAACTACGAACGTCTCGACGACTGGATGGGCGGCGGGAAGCCCGTCCCCGAGGACGGCCTGTACCTGACCCCCACCGAGAAGAAATCACTGCTCCTGTACATCGATGACGCCCCCGCCCGCGGCATGGGCGTCATGGGCACATACCGCGAGGTGTGGCCGCCGGCCACGAACCGGTACGGCGACTCCGGGTGGATCGACGCGATCAGGGGCAAGCCGTGAGCCACCCACATGCCCGCCGCCGTCGAGCTGAATGGCTGATGGTCGACTCGTGCACGATCGACCGGCCCGAAAGGTCCATGAACTGGGACCCGCAGACCGGCCACGACGAGCCGACCACATCCCGCGTATACGAAGGTAAGTGCCGGCTGCGGCAGCAGACTTCGTACGGCACCGCACCGACCACCGGCGGTCACACGTACGAGCTGCAGCAGACCGAGCTGCACATTCCCAGAGGCGCATCGTACGAGCCGCATGTCGGTGACGTCGCTACCGTGACCGGGTATGCGTACCCGTTCCGGGTTCGCGGCCTGATCAACCAGACACACCGGACCGCCACGAGAATGCTCGTTGACGCGGAGACTGACTGATGCCCGCCGACGTGACGCAGCTGCGTGCTCTCGCCGCCGATTTCGCCTCCGCCCAGGAGGCTGGCTCCGCAGTGCAGGTTGGCGTGCGCAACGCCTTGGACTCGGCGAAAGAACGGGCCCGACAGGACTACCGGGCGTTCCCCAACAAAGGTATCGCCAAGGTCGGCGACACGTTCTCCTACGACACGAAGCCGTCCGGCGCTGTCGTGCGGGCCGAGTTCGGGCCAACCAAGCCGCGCGGCGCGCTTGCTAACATCGCGATCTGGGGCACGCCGAAGGGTGGCGGCGGTATGCCACACCCGGCCGACTACATGGACGATAAGGTGACCGACGAGATCGCCTCCACCCTCGACGAGATACTGGATAAGCTGTCATGATCAAGATCAGCCCGTTCGTGAAAGCCATGGAGAGGGCGTGCCGGCAACGCTGCAGGTATGACGTGTACCTCGGCGAAGTCACGAAAGCTAGGCCGAACGTCCCGTATGTGCTCGTGAAACTGCCCGCCGCCGGGGCCGGCAAGGCCGGCACGCTCGGCAACGCCGCGGACGAGATCAGCTTTCTGCAGCCGCTCACTGTGGTCGCCTCCACCGCGGACAGGCTCCTAGCCGTGACGGACGACGTCCGCGGAGCGCTCGACGGCTACGAACTGCAGGTCGACGGCTGCCACGTAGAGCCGCTGCGGCTGTCATACTCGTCCGGGCTGCTCCGCGACGACCAGGTAGACATTCCCACCTACGGGCACCTGTTCTACTCGGTGGACATGTGGCAGGTAACGGCGTTCAAAAGATTCGCCTGAGTTAAACTGACCTAGAAACGTACGTTGTCCGGCGCTGACGCGGCGTCGGAGAGAGGAGAAAGCCGATATGGCTTCGTCAATCCGGACGCTCGGCGACGGCCGCATCACGCTCGTTGCGCTGGGCACCGACTCCGCCCCGGTCGCTAACAGGAAGGCGCCGACCGCGGACGAGCTGAACAAGGGCATCCATTTCGAGATGTCCGTCATGAAGTCCGACTACAAGCTCGGCTCTAAGGGCAGCACCAGCGTCGAGGAGCCTGTCCTCGGCGCCGCCGGCAAGGGAACGGTGCCCGGACCCGCCGAGTACGAGGGCCAGGTCTCCGTCTACTGGTTCTTCGACGATGACGGCCAGAAGGTCCAGGGCGGTGACAACGCCGTCTGGGAGCTGCTGAAGCAGACCGGCCGCGAGTTCGAGCTGTACGAGCGCGAGGGCAAGAAGCCCGAGGAGCCGTTCACCAACGGCGACGATGTCGACTGGTACCACGTCGCACCCGGCCAGCCGCAGAAGCCCGACGACAGGACCACGTACACGAAGCGCACCGTGTCCCTGTTCATCTCCGACGCCCTGGAGAACGAGATCACTGTCGGTGGTGGCAAGGTCATGGCCGCCCCCACGATCACGTCGATTGACCCGTCTGGGAAGAAGGCCGGCGACACCGTCCTGATCTCCGGCACTAACTTCATCGGCGTCACCTCCGTTGCCTGCACCGCCGGCGGGAAGACGGCCCCGGTCGCCTCCTACCGGGTGCTGTCCCCGACCGCTATCAGCGCGGTCCTGCCGGCTGGCGTTCAGTCCGGCAACTTCATTGTCACGAACGCGAAGGGCCCGAGCGCCGGCAAGCCCTACACGGCCGGCGCCTGACCTGTCGCCGCCCTGTACACTGGGCCTGTTGCCCCCGCTGCCATGTGCGGTCTCTGGCGGCGGGGGCAACACCGCACATAGACCGCTTGGGACCGCAGACAGGGGGCGCCGATGAGCGACCGTGTTGACGTTACCGCCGACAACTTCGAGGACCACACAGACGGCGGCGACCAGCCCGAGAAGTTTGATTTCGCGTCGTGGATGGCGGGGTTTCAGCCGACCAGGAAGTCGTGCATGCTGTACGGGCGCACCGACTTGCTTGCTGTGATCGACCGGCTAGACGAGGAGGCCCGCCTTCCCGGCCTGTCCGACGACCAGAAGAAGGGGCTCCTCGACAAGGCCAACGCGACGCTCGCCGAGCTGAAAGGGTCGGCGGTAGAGTTCGTTGTGCAGACGATGTCCGTGTATGCGCAGAAGGAGCTCATGGAGTCGCTCGGCCACCGCACGAAGGACGACCCGGTCACCCACGAGATGGAGTGCGCATTCATTGCCGCGCACATCGTGGAGCCGACCGGCGTGACCGGTGAGGACATCGCCGGCCTGTACCAGGCGTCCCCGCAGCAGGTCGAGAAGTTGTCGCGCTGCATCCGCGCCGTCGACACGGAAAGCCCGACGATTACGGCCCCTTTCTCGTCCAGGTCCTGACCGCCCCGACCGGGGCCTGGCTGCGGTCCATGGTGAAAGCCGCCATGGGCTGGGGGCGCCCCCCAACGGGGATTCTGCGTCGGTCCGGGGAGTGGGTCCCTCAGGACTACGACCTGGCGAACGCTTACTCCCTGTACGAGTCGTCTCTCTGCCCGTGCGGTTGCGGCTATCCGCGCGACGTCGCTTGGGATGAGTTCATGGACGGATGGTTTGAGGCCCGCGAGGTGGTCTGCTACGCGAAGGCGGCCCGCGAGAGGTGGGAGAAAGACCACTCGGAGCGGAACAAGCACGGCGACCTGGTCTCCCCTCCGAAAGAAGGCTCCCTCCTGTACGTTGCGGACGCCAAGGTAGAATCCGAACAGGAGTGAGGAGTTGCCGTGGCCGATAGAACCGTAGTTGTCAAGCTGACCGCTGACGCGTCCGGCGTGAAAGCGGGGATGCAGGAGGCGTCGTCTGCGACCAAGGGTGCCGCGGATGCGATGTCCCAGGCGGGTCAGGCCGCGCAGGGCGCAGGCGACCAGATGGGGTCCGCCGGCGAACGAGGTAAGACCGGGCTCGCAGGGCTCGCCGACTCCGCCCGCCAGAACGGCGCCGCCTGGACCACGGTCGGTACGGCCGTCGCCGGCGTTGGCGCTGGCCTGCTCGGCTTTGCTGGTATGGCCGGGAAGATGTCCGCAGACTTCGACGCGTCCATGTCGTCCGTCCAGGCCGCCACGCACTCGTCCGCGGACGAGATGTCACAGCTGCGCGAGGCGGCGATCCAGGCGGGCGCGGACACTGCCTTCTCTGCGACGGAGGCGGCGTCCGGCATCGAGGAGCTCGCCAAGGCTGGTGTTTCCACGAAGGATATTCTCGCGGGCGGTCTTTCGGGCGCCCTCGACCTGGCTGCCGCGGGTGAGATCAGCGTGTCCGAGGCGGCGGAGACCGCGGCCACGGCAATGGTGCAGTTCAACCTGTCCGGAGATAAGGTGACCCATGTCGCCGACCTGCTGGCCGCCGGTGCCGGCAAGGCGCAGGGCGGCGTCCACGACATGGCGTACGCCCTGAAGCAGTCCGGCCTGGTCGCCTCCCAGGCGGGTCTTAGCATTGAGGAAACGACCGGCTCGATCGCCGCTTTCGCGTCAGCCGGCCTGATCGGCCAGGACGCCGGTACGAGCTTCAAGACGATGCTTCAGCGCTTGGAAAACCCGTCTAAGGGCGCGAAGAACGCGATGGACGACCTGGGGATCCACATTTACGATGCGCAGGGGCATTTCATCGGGATCACCGCCGTCGCGGAGCAGCTGCGCAACGGGATGAAAGACCTCGGCGAAGAAGAGCGCAACACCGCGATGAGCACGATCTTCGGGTCGGACGCTATTCGCGCTGCGAACGTGCTGTACAACGAAGGCGGCGAGGGTATTCAGGGCTGGATCGATAAGGTCAACGACGCCGGGTACGCCGCTGAGACCGCCCGCCTGAAGCAGGACAACCTGAAGGGCGACATCGAAAAGCTCGGCGGCTCCTGGGAAACCGCCATGATCAAGATTGGCTCCTCCTCCCAGGCGCCGGTCCGCTCCGTCGTCCAGCACATCACGTCCCTGGTGGACAAACTGGGGGAGCTCGGTAGCGGGACCCAGTCCGCGATCATGAACTTCGCCGCATTCGGGGGCGCAGCCCTGACCGCCGTCGGCGGGCTGATGGTGATGGCTCCGAAGATCGTCGAGATCAAGGACGCCATGAACACCTTGGGCTGGACGGCCGCTGGACTGAAGGGCAAGCTCGGCGAAGTCGCCACCGGCATGACCGGTTTCGGTCGGGCTGGACGCATGATGATCACCGCCGCGCTGATCGAAGGTGTGAAGCACTACGGTGACGAGGTGCGGCGCACCGGCGTGTCCGTAGATGAGATGTCTACGGCGCTCGCCCATGGCGGGTCCGTGATGAATAACTTGGACTTCGACAAGGGCAAGTACTCCCTGCAGGAGTACTCGCAGGCTCTGGCGGACATCAGTCGGCCCTCCGTGTGGTCTTCCGTGCAGCAGCATCTGGCGTCGTTCGCCGACGGCATCTCGGGCGCCTTCGGGGCGGACACTCGCTCTGACCTGCAGCGCACGAAAGACGCCCTCGAAACGACGGGCAAAGCCCTGTCCGGCATGAGCACGGACGACGCTGTTGCCCAGTTCAAGAAACTGTCGTCGGAGATGACGAACGGGACGAACAAGTCGATGATCGACTTGATTAATTCCATGCCCGACTTTAAATCGCACCTCAACGAGGTCGCAAAGCAAATGGGGCTGACCGCGGACGATAACACTCGCCTCGCCATTGCGTTGGGGCAGGTCGACCCGAACGCGCAGGCTGCCGCCGGCGGGACGTCCCAGCTGGACGCTGCAATCCGCAAAGCGAAGGAAGGTACCGACCAGATCGTCCCGTCCATCGAGGAGGTCATTAAGGGCATTAAGACTTACGGCGACACTGTTATTGCGAACTCGAACGCGGACATCAAATTCCAGGAGGCGCTGAAGAACGTCAACGACGCCGTCAAAGAGAACGGGGCGACCCTGGATATCACCACGGAGAAGGGTCGCAAGAATCAGTCCGCCCTAAACGACTTGGCGTCCGCAACGTTCGCACAGGTGCAGGCCGCTCAGGCCGCCGGCGCGGGGCAGGATGAGCTGCAATCTAAGATGCAGACCGGCCGGGATGCGTTCATTGAGGCGGCCGAGTCCATGGGGCTCACCGAGGATGAGGCGGTTGAGCTTGCCGACAAGTACGGGCTCATCCCCGACAAGATCAACACCGAGGTCACCGCCGACACGTCGCAGGCGACCGAGGCGGCGAACGGCGCAACCGCCGAGATTGACGGCATGACGGGCACTATCAGTATTTCTGGCGATGCCGCGCAAGCCGACTACACGCTGACCGTGACCGCCGACTCGATCAATGGCACGACGGGCGTGGTTGAGATCGACGCGGACAACGATCAAGGGTTGGCCGGTTTGCAGGAGACTGTGCAGACAATCGACAACAGCGACGGCACCGTGTCCATCCTGGGTGACGCTACCGGGGCCCGGTGGGAGAAAGACTCCGTCCACACGGAGATCGACAACACCACCGGCACGGTCACCATTAGCGGCAACGACCAGGCCAGCGGCAAAGTCCGCACAGTCAAATACAACATTGACCAGCTCCACGACAAGGAGATTAGCATCACCACGCGGATCAAACAGATTTTTACGTCCGTTGGCCACTGGATCGGCGACCACGTGCCAAAAGGCTCCTGGCTCCGCGCCGACGGCGGCCCGATCACCCCGATCAGGGGGTACGCGAACGCAGGCGCCGTGCACGGCCCTGGCGGGGGTCGTGACGACTGGATCCCGGCCTGGCTGTCCAACGGCGAGCATGTTCTCACTGCCGCCGAAGTCGCCGCGGCTGGCGGCCAGGACGCCGTGTACCGGCTGCGGAAACTGATCCGTGACGGCGACATCCGCAACTACATGGAGGCGCGGCGCTTCGCAGACGGTGGCGCCCTGTCCGCATCCTCGCCGTCTATCGCCGGCGGCGGGGGCGTGTCAGTGAAGCAACTCCGCAAGGCCATGGACGGGATGAACTTGGAGCTCACGGTGGACGGGCAGACTACCCTGACCACCAGGATGAAGTCCGTCGCAGACGGGCGCATCGTCACCGCGAACCGGATGATGGGAAGATGACCGCATGGCAACGATGAAAGCTTTCACGGCGCAGCACACGGGAATGCTGTCCCTGCAGCCGAACCCGTCCCCTGAGGGGGCGGCCGCGATCCCCGTATACGTGAAGTCCGACAACGACCGGGTGCTGATATGGCATCCGACCGATTCGGAGTGCATCAGCGACCCGCTGGCGCCTATCGGCGAGGAAACCACGTACACCCAGGTCGGGGCGGCGGACACGACCGCGGTCCGCACATCTATCGGAGCTGACATCATCTCCGATGAGACCGGTCACATCGCCGTCAAAGGCCATATCGTCGAGGCGAACGAGGAAACATTCTCGGCCGGCCTGACAGTCCTGTCCACCTCCGCTGGAACCCTCGACCGATGGGGGCAGTCTGCGGAGCCGCTGTCGTACACGATCACGTACCGGACGAAAGGCAAAGCCGACTACGAAACACTCCGCGAGCTCACGCAGCGCCCCGGTTACCTGATCGTCGCCCATGACGGCGACGCGTGCAGGATCCCGTCGTGCACGATCCGCCCCATTCGTGTGGTCGCCGTTCAGAAAGCAACCGCCCAGCAGACCGAGTCCCGCCTGGCCGGCACCGTCCAGTGGGAACTGTCCGTCACGGAACGGCCGCCAGAAATGGTCCGCCACACCGAGCAATGGCTCGGCATGTACGGCACCAGGATGGGTTCATGGGCTCCGTGTGTCACCTGGGGTGAATGGTTGGACTGGGAAGCGAAGCTCCAGGCCGGCGACGTGAAGCGGGACATCACATATCTGTGGGGCGGCACCACACATCCGGAGGACGACAAGCTGCTCGGCGATGACATCTCGGAGAACTGGTCGCCGCACGGCCGGCCCACCCGAGGTGGAGATGCTCGCACTGTCACGCCGACGGCGGGCGCGTCCAGCTTCCGGCAGGTGCCGGTCGGTCACACCGTAGAAGTGTCCGCGTACATGCGACGCATCGGCGCCGACCCCGACCTGTCGAACGTTTCGGTTGGCCTGTGGCTGTCGAATGGTCGGGGCGCCGACTCCACGAAGCGTTCGTTCGACCACCCGGACCGGCAGGTGCGCGGCAAGCCGGACGCGAACGGGTGGGTGCTCGTAAAAGCGGTAACCACAATCCAGGCCGGCGCGGACTGGGTCGCCCCATCTCTGCTGCTCGACGGAAACCCGTTGCCGACGGTTGAGTTCGCCGAGGTTGGTGTCGCCGACCTGTCGGCGTCCGGCATTTCGGACATCACTGCACGCACGTACAACGACGTGTGCCGTCACGTGGCGGGGATGCCGTCATGAGGCCCGGCCCCAGCCTGTTTGATATGGCTAGGCCGGCACGCTGGCGCGTCCGCGTTGACGTTCGCTACGGCGGGGAGATCCGGTGGCGGGACCTGCCCGTGTACAACGTGCAGCTGGATTGGGGAAAGCTCGGCACGAAAACCGACTCGAACCCGTCCGCGCCGGCCCGCCTGACACTGAACGCGCCCCGCCAACTGGCAGCGAAGGACCCGACGGATCCACTGGCGAACTACGGGCAGGAGCTGTGCCCCGTCCTGGAGATCCGCCCACGCGAAGGCGAAGGGTGGGACGTCCCGTTCGGGCACTTCCGGATCGTGGAGTCGCCGGCGAACCCGGAGGAGGCGACCGTTTCTGCGAAGGATATGCTCCTGGACTTGGAGGAGAATCCGCTCCCGTTCCCTCATTCGCCGTGGCTGGGTGGCACTCTGCTGTCGGAGATGCGGCGCCTGAACCCGGTTCCGGAGCACACGTACGTTTGGGTCGACCCGAAGGTGCGGAACGCGGCCCCGATGGCGTCACTTCAGATGCCGCCGAACCGGCTGGCGTCGGTGATTATGTTGGCGGACTCGTGCGGCGCTGACGTGCGCATGGGGTACGGCGGGAAGATCGAGGCGTACGCCCGGAGGGCCGACTGGCAGACCCCTGACGAGACGTACCCTCTGTCGTCCAGGCTGCTCGTTGATGCTCAGCGGACAGAGGACCCGTCTGGCAGGCTGCCGAACGTGATCGAGATCAACGCGAAGGGGGACGGCACGAAGTCGTACTCCTTGTCCGGGAACAAGTCCTGGGCGGACGCGATCAAGCGGTCGGAGCATGACACCGAGGTGGACGAGGCTCTGAACCTGCTGTGGGAGAGCAAGCCTACGACGTCGGCGTGGGGGCAGAAGGATGAGCTGTATCAGAATGCGAAGAACACCGCCTGGCAGTGGCGGCATAACCTGTGGCCCGGCTGGGAGCGCGAGGTCGACGACAAGGGGAAGACAACTGGGTGGAAGTCGAACTACACCTATGACTTCCATATCGGCATGCAGTACTACGGCGCCCCATACGACCCGAAGCACTACGGTCGGGTAACGAAGGTCACCGACCTGTCGTCGGATAAGTCGTGGTCGAAGATGGTGGAGCAGGCGAACGCTGACGCTTTCCACGCTCGGGACCGGCTCCCCTCGTGGAAGGTTGAGATGGCGTTCGACCCTCGCGTCGAGATTGGGGACCTCCTCGCTTTTGAGATCAGGGAGGGGGAGTGGATTGCTATCATTGTCACGAGCTACTCGTGCTCACTGTCTGACGTGTCACGCACGATGACGGTGATAGGACGGGAGGCTCGCCGCCACCTGTAGAGGAGGAGACCGCATGAGTGATAGCAGCCTGTACCTGGCGCTCCGCGAGGGCAGCCAGGCCTCCCAGCGCCGTGACACGACGATCCGCTGGGTGAAAGGGCGCGTGGTTGACACGTCCAAGACCGACCCGACCTTGCCCGCAGGGTGGGTACGTGTCGGCATGCCGTACGACAAGCCTGAAACGTACGTAGCCGGGGAGACTCCAGGCCTGTACACGTGGCAGGGCGCGATGGTGACCGTCCGCCTGCACCCCGACGGGACGCTCCTGTCGATCACGGACGGGCAGGATGAGCCCGGGGACGAGCGCACACAGATTGAGCGGCTCGGCCCGGCCGGCAAAGAAATTGCTGACGCGATGAACGACGCGGTCGACGCGAAGAAAGCTGCCGCGGAGGTGAAGACCCGCGCAGACAATGCCGCGAAGGACGCCGCAGCCGCGGCCCGTGACGCGCAGACAGCCAGGGCGAAAGCTGAAGCCGCCGCCGCCTCTGTCGGCACCGTGCAGGACAGCGTGAAGGGCCTGGATGGGCGCATCACCGCCGCAGACAAGGCGGCGAAAGACGCCGCCTCCGTGGCGGACGCCGCCAAGACCACCGCCCAGCAGGCCGCCGAAACAGCGAAGCGCGCCGAGGACGCTATCAAAAACTCCGGCGACAACGCGAAGGCTGTGGCCCTGGCCGGGGAGGCGAAGTCTCTGGCGCAGGCCGCGCAGACGCTCGCCGGGCAGGCGAACACGAAAGCGCAGGACGCGGCGGCCGCTGCCGCGACGGCAGCACAGAAGGCCACCGACGCTGACACGGCGGCGAAGAAGGCCGACGCGAATGCCGCGGCGGTGAAGGCCGTGGCGGATGGGGCGGACGCCGCCGCGAAGAAGGCGCAGGCTGACGCGCAGAAGGCGCAGGCTGACTACTCGGCGCTGAAAGCGAAGCAGGATGCCTCCGCGGCTGACATTCTCGCCGCGAAGCAGAAGGCCGACGGTGCCGCTGCGGCCGCCCAGGGTGCCGCCGAGAAGGCCGACAAAGCTGCGGCCGACGCGCTCGGTGCCCGCAACGCCGCCGACCAGGCGTCCGCGAGGATGTCCTCCCTGGACGGGAAGGTGACGGTCGCGGCCCGCACGCCGCTGCCGGCCGACGGGCAAGGCAAGTCTGTCGGCTCATTGTGGTGGGTGCAGGGCGCCGACGGAAAGCTCGGCCAGGCGTTCGTGTGGAATGGCACCCTGTGGCGGCTGTCTCAGGCTGGCACGAACTTCATTGGCGACAAGGCGATCGGTTCCGCACAGATCGGTGACGCCGCGATTGGGACGGCGCAGATCGCCGACGCGTCCATCACCGACGCGAAGATTGGCGGCCTGTCAGTGTCGAAGCTGATGGTGACGCAGGGCGCGAAGATGCCGCAAGCCGTGATCGACGTGATCACGTCCGACAGCGCGTTCCTGGGGGCGGTGGCGGCCCATTCTGTGTCCGTGGACCCGGAGAACATGGTGCGGGAGCCGTTGTTCGCCTCTTCGCCGTCGTCCGTGTGGACGGTGTCGGACGCGAAAGCAGTCACGCTGGCGGCCACCGTGTCCGGGGCGCCGGGCGCGTTGGTGACCGGCGTCCGGTTTGTGGCCGCTGCGGGCGCGCAGACGTGGGCGCAGGCGACGCAGAAGATCACGTTCCCTGCGGGGAAGCGGTGGGTGCTGCGGATGACATACCGGTACAACTCCGGCAACTCCGGCACGCTGGTCGCAACCGCCGCAGCTAAGGAAATCTGCCGGCCCGTATACAAGGCCAACGACTACAGCTGGCGGACCGAGGAGTGGTCGTGGACGCCCGACACTGGTGTTGCGTCGACCATGTTCCAACTGTCCGCCACGGCGGGCTGCCGTGCTGAGGTTGCGTTCGTGTCGTTGACGGAGGCGGTGGGTGCCACGAAGCTGGCGCCGGGTAGCGTGACGTCGGATGCGATCTACGCCAGCAAGGAGCTGTGGGCGAAGCTCGCCGCGTTCGCGTCGGTGACCACTGACATGCTGACTGCCGGCAAGGCGACCATCGCCGGTGACGCGGTGGTCGGTAACCTGAAAGGCAACAACATCTTTGGGTCCAAAATCGTCGGGTCGTCCATGTACGCGTACTCCGAGTCCGCCGAGTCCCTCAACAAGAAAGGGCTGCCCTACAAGGCGGTGGACGCGGACGAAGGCGACTGGAATTCCCAGGCGGTCCCTATGACGCGAGTGTGGGCGAACCGGTACGGCAACTCCGACAGCGACGGGCTGTGCACGATCACGTCCGCGTCGGACACTGAGATGGTCGGCAAGTACACGTCCAGGCTTGACTTCACGTACAACGCCTGCTGGGAGACGTATGTGGACCTCCCCGACGGCGACGTGTTTGACGCGACTTTGGATTTCTGGGTCGCCGACACTGGCGGCACGAGCGAGATGGAGATTGTCTTGCTCCGTGACGGCATTGAGCTGTCTCGCAACCGCACCCTGGACGGCTGGCAGACGATCAGTATCGCGAACTGGAAGAAGGGGGATGCGGGGACGCGACGCTACTATCTGCGCATCTTCCCGCTGTACTCGCCGACGAACGTCTCGTTCAAGAATTTGAAGCTGTGGTACCGGACGGTGTACGACACTTCATCGATCCGCTTGAAGGGCAACTCCCTGCTGTTCCGCCAGTCAGTACCGAACGACAGAGGGACCAACTCGTGGTTCCGTTTCACTAACGGGCAGATGTATGCGGCTAGCACCAATCAGTTGGAGTATCAGCGTCCACTCAAGTCGCTGGTCATGCCGCCGCATTTCATTGGGACGACGAACCAGCAGCGCATCCTGCAGCGGAACTACTGGGAGTGGTGGCCGGGTAAGCTCCAGAATGACACAGAGTGGTTCGAGTATGACGCCCAGGACTTCCGCATTGGGAAGAACAACATTCCGCAGGCAGTGTACAGCGGCCTGTACTGGGTCACTATCCAAGTGACGGCGGCGAGCCACTACTCGTCCCTCTGGACGACGTTGCTCGTGGAGTTGAACCCCGCAGGGAACTGGGATCTGGCCGTGGGGAACTCCGTCGCCATGGAGCCCGGAGTGAAGGGCGTGAAAGTGTCTGCCGCCGGGCTCATGCAGCTGCGCACGAACGTCCGCCTGTACTGGCACTTCGCGATCCGAACCCCCGACATGGGGTCCGAGAACGGCTGGATTGAGCTTAATAACATGCGCTTGTCGGCGATGTACATTTCGAACTGAGTAGGATGAGGCTATGAGTACTACCCGTTGGGATGGGGCGAAGGTCCCGACCGCATCTGACCCGATCTTGTCCGCGTGGGGCGACTACGCGGACAGTGTGGGCACGTTCATTCGGTGCGCGTCACAGGCGGAGGCGCAGGCCCGCCTGTCGCAGGCGCCTGCTGGTGTCGTGTCGACCGCACACCCGGCCATGTTTCTGATCGCCGGGGTACTGTACTCGGCGGACGGGACGCGAGCCAACAGTCAGTATGTGCTACAGCCGGTTGCCGGCTTCTGCGACGTGCTGGTCGACAAGACTGACGCCAGCAACGGCCGCGGCCGCCCCACCAGTGACCATACGACGCGAAGGTGGGCGGAGACTGGGTTCAACCTGCCGATCCGCTCACTGCTGGAGTTCAGCCTGGACGTGTGTGTCAGCATCGTCCACAGCGACTTCCAGTCAGAAGCCGACAAGGACAAGGCGAACGGAAGCTACTACTTCGGTTTCATCCTGGACAACGCGGGCCTGTGGCAGACGGAGATCCAGTACAACAGGACGTTCATGACCCATCATCTGTCATGGAAGCAGGAGGTGCCGGCCGGCACCCACACTGCTGCATACTCGACGTGCGGGTCGTACGGCACGGACCCGTTCTGGCATTACGACGGCGGCGTCTACCCTGGCACCCGGTTCCGGGTGATCAGCCTCGGCGCCGCCCGCTGAGCCCGTCCGTTACCTGCCGCACCTGTGAGATCATAGGTGCGGCAGGTAACTTCTACCCATCAAAGAGGGGTGTTTCGTGTGGCCACCATGGGTCCCACAGGTGAGAGGAAGCGGCGCGCCGAGGCGCTGCGAGGCTGCGTGATCGCGTCGGCGAACGGCGCGCCGGACGGGAAGCTGTGGGCGCAGCGGGCCCGCCAGCTGGGTGTCACGCACATGCGCATCACAGACTTGTTCGGCGACTCCACGTCGCAGGCGTTGCACAACGGGGGCGACAAGCTCGGAGAGCTGGACGCGAAGGTGCGTTGGGCTAGGGATGCGAACGTCCGCCTGTGGCTGGACCTGTCCTACGTGCGGAACCTGTTCGTGAAGGAGAGGGTGAACCCCTACTATCTGACGTGGCAGGACTGGCTGCCTTACTTCCGTGAGGTGCTGTGGCGGAATTTCCCTGACGCGGACATCCGCTACCAGGAGTACCCGACCCTGGACTGCGTGGCCCTGGCGGGGGAGCCGATGGTCTTGTGGGGTGCCGACAATCCCGCCCAACAGGCCGGATCTGCGGACCAGTACGTGTGGTCGCTGCTGCAGCAGGTGGAGGCCGTCCGCCGCCTCGGCTACGACGGCCCTGTCGCAGCCGGCGGTTTCATCCACCTGGGAGCTGACGGCCGCGGCCGGGACGCGCACGGCGACTTGTTCGATCGGGTGGCGTGCATGGCCGAGGTCGACGTGTTCACTACCCACGGGTATGACAATCCGACCGGCGACGCGTTCCGCAACCTCGCCCGGATTGCCACCCAGGCGGGGAAGCCCTTCATCCTGGAGGAGGTCGGCTTCAACGACAAGACGGACGACGCGAAAGCCGCGAAGCTGGACGCGTTCGCCGACGTCGCGGCGCTGTCCGGCTTGAATGGTGTCGGGCTGTGGAATATCGGCCAATACGGCGATTTTGACGTGCGCCCTGACACGGGTCCGAAGTCCGCGGCGGCGTGGCTGCGCGTGGTTGACGCGGTGTCGGCCCGGCGGCCTGCCACGGCCGCGAGCGCCGGTCCGGCCGCGACGCCCGGGTGGGTGACGTTCACCGGCGACATGACCCCCGGAGACACGTTTATTGCCGCCCTCGACGGTCATGCCCTGTGCGTGGGTCCCCGGACGGAGTGGGGCACGGTGACACTGCCGAGTGTTGGGCAGAAGCGTGTCGCGACGATCCCGCCCGCCGTTCTGGGCAGTGCAAAGCCGCAGCGCACCTGCTACCCGCTGTTGAAGGCGGACGGCACGTCAGACGGGGCGACGGTCGAGGTGTGGCCGAACAAAACGGTGGTCTCGAACATTCCCGCGAACGGTGCCGGAAAGCGGGTCATGCCGATGATGTTCGCCCCACTGGCGTGAGTGTCGTCGCAGCCCTCGGCGCCCATACTGGGCTCATGCACGAGCTTGACTTTCCGCCCCTCCCCGCCGAGCTGATCGGCGCCGCGTTCACTGTTGTGGCGTCGTGGATCGGCTGGCTTTTCGCGCGCGCGGAGAAGACGTCGGACCGGCGTGTTGAAGCACTGGAGGCGTGCACGAAGTCGTTGACTGACAGAGTGGCGACATTGGAGGAGTCGAGGGATAAAGCCGAGGCGGCGCGCGACCTCGCCGAGGAGGAGGCGCACCGCCTCAGGGTGCGGGTGTTCAAGCTGGAGGAATACGCGGCGGCGTTGATCCGCTGGGGGGTTTCGTTGATCCGCATGATCGCCCCGGAGGCGCGTCCGCCGGCCCCGCCGTCACCGCCATCCGGTTTCGATGATGTGGGCGATCTGCGCGGCTGCGCTATGCCGACTGGCGCCTTCCCAGCAGGCGCCTCCGGAGGTCACGTACCAGGTGACGCCGCGCCGGCGGAGGACCACACGGGTTCCCGACGGCCCCCGGCCCCTGCGGATGACGGCTTCGCGGCTGCCGGTTGCCACTTTGAGTCGGGTGCGGTCGAGTCCGCATGCGTCGAGGATGGTGAGGGCCTCTGAGATGACTCCTGCGGGTGTCATCAGTTCACCCCCAGCCACTGCCAGAGGCCCCAGACGGCGAGGGTGGAGCCGAGGGCGGCGAGGCCGGTAGCGAGGCCGGCGATGGTGTGGGCGAGGGCTGCGAGTGCCAGTTGGCCTGCGCGGCTGAGTGGCCGGCGGTCTGCGGGTGCTGCGTGGCGCATTGTGAGAGTCCCTTTCAGTCGGCGCGGACGATGACGATGGAGCCGGCCGGGGCGGTGGCGTAGGAGCCTTTCTGGGCGCCTGCCGCGCCGCCGCGGAGGATGAGGGTCCGGTAGGCGGGCCGGCCGGGGGTTGGCTGGTTGGATTCGACTCGCCACGTGGTCCCTTCGCGGATGATGAGGGCGCCGGCGGAGACGTTTTCGATGGGGGTGGGCTTGGTCGGCTGGTGGGGGTACATCATTCAGTGTTCCTTCCTGAGGTTGTGGGAGACTTTCTGGCGGCCTGTCAGTGGGCGCCCTGAATGGCCGACTGGATGGCGGTTTTGAGGGCCCCGTAGAGGCTCCCAGGGGTGTCTGTGGGGCCGTAGGGGACGTGGGCCGGCCGGCCGCCGCGGGGGAGGATGGTGACCCGCCCGTCCTCGACGGTGACCTTGGTGCCGGCGGGCAACTCCTGGTCGGCGACGACCTGCCAGGCGGCTATCCGGGCGATGGTGGCGGCGTTCATGGCCTGCTCCTTTCTGGTCGGCCTGACAGGAACAATGCTGCCCCCGCCGCCCGCAGCGGTCAACCCCTGGCGCCGTTACGTCCGTCACTAAAGGGAAGCCTGGCCCCCCACTCGTTGAATGTGGGGGGCCAGGTGTAGGGATGCCGCGGGCCGCGACCGTGGGACACTTCAGGACCAGAGCCGCCAAGCGGCCGACGTCCCCTGCCCCAGTTCGAACGTCAGCAGGCGCGGCTGAGACGACTCCCCGCTGGCGTTCCGAAACCAGCTGCTGCCCGGATCCGCTGTCGGCGCACAGATGATCTGCCGACTATCGCCGACAGTCTGCACTGAGAAAGAATGCCAGTGGCCGTGCAGCAGCACCCTGGCGTCCTGCATGCTTGCGACACAGCCGAACGCCTGCCCGCGGAACCAGTCCGCGACCCTGTTCTTCGACCCGGCCGCATGCCCGTGAGTGACACCCATGACTGTCCCGTCGGCGGCGCGCACGGTCAGTGACTCCAGTCGCCTCTCCGGCACCTCGAACCGGACGTGCTCGTAGCCGGGCCGGCCAGCAACGATCTGCTGGATGTTGTCGGCAATCAGCAGTCCGTAGTCGTCCCCGGGGATTGACGCCCGGTTGGACCTTCCGACACCGGTGCGAACCTGACAGTGGTTCGACGGGACCGCCGCATACGTGATCTCCGGGGCTGCGGCCACCAACGCGCGGAGCGTGTCAGCGAGCAGCGCCTGGGCGGTGCGGATCTGGTAGGTGAGCGGCAGGTCGTTGGTCTGCGCCTGCGACACCGTGTTGCAGAACCCCTCGGTGGAGTCGCCGCAGTCGACGAGGATGATCCGCCGGTAGCGCCCCGCCGCATAGCCGGCGATCTGGGCGACCGCAGCGCGGACGCGGCGGACGGTCTCCTCCGTGCCGCCACCCCTGTCCGTCTTCCCGATCTGCAGGTCAGACACGACCACCACGAGGGTGGCCTGCCCGTCCGTGGCGGGCGCCTCGGCGGCCGGCTCCGCGAAGATCGGGGCCAGGTCCTCGAACCGCTTCGCCTGCACCTCGCCACGCTCGGCAACGCCCGGCTTGTACGTGATCTTCTCGTACGACCCGTCAGCCAGGCGCACCGTCTTCCCGCGCGCCGTGATGGCCTCAACGGGGACGCCGAAGTACTCGTCCACACCTCCTCGGCCCATCTCGCTGCGGCGCTTCAGAGCCTTCCTGTGCCTCCTGACGGCGGCCTCCGAGGTGCCGTACTCGTCGGCGATGGCTTGGTTGGTGCGCCGCTGGTGCTGCGGCAGGGCGTCGTTCTCGAGGATCGCCTCGTCCAGGGGGGTCACCTGCCCACCTCCTCCCCGTAGTTGTTCACCCACTGGCGGAGCTTGTACATGTTGAACCCGGCCCAGTGGGCGAGGGTGTCGCCGGTGCGCTTGTCGACCACGTAGCAGACAGGTGCAGCCGCGTAGTTATTGGCGGCCGCGAGCGCCTGCGCAGTACTGTCGTCTTTGTACTTCGTTTCCAGGTACGGGGTGTTGTTCTTCGTGAGGTACCGCTTCGAGGACCGGCACTGCTGGCAGGACGGCTGGGAAGCGATCATGATCTCAAATGAAGCCATCGGTTTGTATCCTCCGTTTCATAAGGGTCTACGTGTAGTGAGGCGGGCGGGGGTACTCCCGGCGGTTTCCCCCCGCCCGCAGTGTCGGATCAGAACGGCGCGTTGAACGTGTTGGATGTGGTGGGGGCGAGGGCCTGCACGCCGCCGGCCTTGTCAGACTTCCTGATGTAGCCGAGGAGCTTCGGGAAGCGCACCTCGAGGGCGACGCCGGACTTGGTGCCAGACTCCCAGTTGCGGCGGATGAGCACCCCGGCCAGGGACACCTGGTCGCCCCGCTGGAGGATGTCGCCGAGATAGTTCTCCCGGTCGCCGAAGAGCGTAGCGTCGATGTACAGCGGGTCGCCGTCGTCCTCCCACTGCTTCGTGTCCCGGTTCTGCCGTCGGTGGGTGGCGGCCAGCGCCAGCTTCAGCATCGCGGTGCCTGACTGCGCGTACTTGATCTCCGGGTCCCTGGTGAGCGTCCCCGTGACGGTGATCTCAGCGGCCATTGGTGTTCCTTTCGTTGAAGAGGTTGATGATGGTGACGAGGTCGGTGACTGTCATGGTCACCCACTGGTCTTCGGGTTTGCCGTTGCCGTGTCTCTTGTGGATGACCAGGCCGGCGGCGCCCCCGATGTTCCCGGCTTCAGTATGCGCTTCCCGCGTCCACTTCGGCAAGTCCATCCGGGTAACGTTTTTGCACTCGATGGCGATGCGTTTGCCGGCGAGGTGGACGCCGGCGATATCTCCGGAGTCGTGAGCTCCCGTTTTGACTTGCCGGTCAACGTGGAGGCCGTACAGCCGGTCGTTGAGGTGGTCGGCGATGAGCCGCTCGAACCTGCTACCGGCCGCTTTCGCGGACTTCAGGTTGCGTCCCATGCTTCGCACAGCTCCCTCTCGGTGTGGTTGTAGATGGCGGCCAGCTGGTCCTGCAGGTAGCCGCGCATCTCCGTGGTGTCTTCCCGTCTGGAGGACAGGTAGGCGACGGCGGCGGCGAAGTGTGTCTGCAGCGAGTCGAGGCCGGACTGCCAGGAGTCGCGGCTGGCGATGTTGTCTACGTGCCTGCGCGCATACCAGCAGGCCTTCGCCATGTCTTCCCCATATGTGGCGCCCGCCTTGACGCCGGCTCGGAGTGCGTACTTGATGATGTTCCCGATCAGGAATGTTTCCCTCTCGGTCAGGTCGATAACTTCGACGGGCCACCGCGTGTAGTGGTCCGGGTGGTTCACACTGTCGCTCATGAGATCACCGCCGTGGGCTGGCCGCCCCTGTCGGCCCGGTACTGGTCCCATCCGCCAGCACGGCCAGTCTTGACCGTGTTGACCACGAGCAGGCCGTCCGCCTGCTCGTAGCCGACGCCGCCACCGGCCGCCACGGCGACGGAAGTGTCGTTGCCGTACTGGGAAGCGGCGGCCTGCAGCTGTTCCACGAGGCGGCCGATGGTGAGGGTGCCGGTTTCCTGGGCGGCGTAGTCGTGGACTGTGGCGTCAGTGCCGGTGGATCCGAACCCGCCCTGTCCACGGTCGGTGTCGGCGTCCACGATGCCGGACTCCCACCGGACGGCGGGCAGCGGCAGGACGATCAGCTGGCAGACGCTGTCCCGTGCGGCAACCAGCACCGGCTCGGCGAGCGCGGTGACGAGGAGCTTCAGGTTGCCGCGGTAGCCGGAGTCGATGATGCCGACGCCGTTAGGGATGGCGAGTCCCTTCTTGCCGGCCGAGGAGCGGAGGGTCAGCTGTCCGTAGTAGCCGTCGGGGATGGCGACACGAACGCCGAGGTCAATCGTGTACGTGGCGCCGCGGCGGACGAGGCAGGTCTGCCCCTCGGGGATGTACAGGTCCAGGCCGGCGTCCGTGTCGTGCGCCAGGCTCGGGGACGGCACGTTCATCGTCTTCTGGTATGTGGCTTCCATGGGTGTCCCTTTCGGTTGGCTTGTGTTCACTGCGGATGTCAAGTGAGGAGGATGGCGGGTATCGTGTCGAAGTCGTTCAGGAGTTGGCGGTGGCAGACGAACGCCGTCTTCACGCGCTCCTCCCTGACCACTCTCTTGACTTTCGGGTGGGACGGCGTCGTCAGGGTGTGCCCCTGCCCTGCCACCACCGGCAGGTCTCCGTGCTGCTCGACAAGCCGCGTGAGGTCTTCGATCAGCGCGGTCGCCATCAAGGCCTTGTTCTTGCTCATGTGTGTTACCTCCCGTTCCACGGGGACCGGTCTCGACCCCTAGTCAAATCATGCGGTCCCGCATGGTAGTTGTCAATGTCTTCGTCGTCCCAGGCGAGCGGCGAGTGCGCGCCGGCGTCGACTGCGGCCTTGTGGGCGGCCCGCGAAGCCTGGCTGACGGGCGCTGGGTTGCATTGGTTGCGGGCCCATGCGCACGCGACGAGGAGCCTGTCCTCTTCGGGGATGTACTCGCCCGCCCTGCCTCTACGTATGGACTTCGGGTCCACGCCGGCCATGTCGGCGATCCGCTGCTCGGAGTGGCCGATCCACATGAGCGACAGTATCCTCCGCTGCGTGCCGATCGGGGTGACGGTACGGATTCTCACTGCTCCTCCTCCGGCTCCGGGCTGACGGCCGCCTCCCACTTGTTGATGACGGCGGACAGGGAGTCCGGGTCGTCCATGGTCGCGCCGGCGGCCTGCGCCTGCTGCCACACCTCGTTGGCGTCCCTGCCGGACTCGTGGCAGTAGTCCATGAGGATGGTGCGGGTCATGTCTCGCTGCGTGTGGTCCTCGTGCTGCTGCGCGGGCTTCTGCGGGGCGCTCTGCGAGGGTGCGGACTCCAGCTCCTCCGGCGTGTACACGGTGCCCGCAAGGGCGTCTGACGCACCCTGACGGCACACCTCGGTGATGGCGCGGGCGCGGAGCATCTGCCTCGGGTACTGCTGCCAAGGGCCGCGGCTGCCCCACAGGCCGGCGGCCTGCGCCTTCCCCTTGTCCCAGGTGACAGTGAACGTGTAGTCAGGGTCGTCGGCACGAATCAGGTCGGCGGTCACGGAGTCGCCGTCCTCGCGGAGGCGCAGCTTATGGCCTGCCCGGCGGACAACAGCGCCCATCAGGTCGGCGGACATTGTCATCTTGCCGCGGGCCACGACCATCGACTGCATGACCTGCGTGTACGGGACGCCCAGGGCGTCGCCGATGTCCATGGCCCACACGATGTCGGCGGGCTTGCCCCGGTATTCGGCGGGGATCAATGAGGACTGGGCGACGATCTTTGCGTGCTCAATACGGTCTGTCATCGGAGTGTTCCTCTCATCATTGTGCCGAGAAGTTGGTTGGCTACGTCCGCGGGGTGCGCGTCGCACTGGTACGGCATGTCCACGGTCGAGCGGCCGGCGTGCATGGTGACTCCGGCCCGGCCGACGTGGACGGTCATGAGGTCTCGGTCACCCCAGTAAATGTACAGGGTTGCGGCCTCGCTGTCAACCATCGGCTCTTCGATGAGATGTTCGGGGCCAGGGCGGTTGCGAAGGCAGACGTCGGCGATGACCTTGGCCATGGCGATCCGGTCTGCGACGCCGGCGTAACGGCCGATCATGACCACTCCTCGCGTGCGTCGTTGAGGGCGCGGCGGATCGTGTCGTAGACGGCCTCCTCGGGGTCGTTCGGGTCGCAGACGTGGCGGCTGCCGGCCGCATCGAGGGCGTACAGACCATCCTCGTCCACAGCGGCGACCATGTTGCCGCGTTCGGTGCGGGCCTCAATGTACGGGGACCCGTGAGTGGTGCACCGGACGGCGGCGTACTCACCGACGGCGAGGTGGTTGCGGATCGCTTCGAGGAGCGGCATGAGGAGGCGGGTCTGGGAGAGCGGTGACATTGGTGGTTCCCTTCAGCTGTGACGGACGTTGGTTGCTTGGGTGCGGTCGGTAGCCGGGGCGGTGCGGATGGCGTGTTCCCAGTCGGCCATCTCAGCTCGCTCGACACGCCTCCGATACCTGACGGCGTCAGCCCTCGCGGGCTCGGGCCGGTTCTCCACTGACGTATTCTGGGGGATTCTCATGGCAGTGGCAGGTTTCTCAAAATGTTTTCCGCGGCGGCTTCGGCATTCTCATATTCGAACACCGGCGCCTGGGGGAGCGGCTTGTTGGAGGAGGCGACAACAACGTTGAGGTCGTTGTTTATGACCGCGACGCCGCGACCTGGAATCACGATTGCGTGCTTCTGGATGTTGCCCATGGCGGACATCACGGTGACAGGTTTCGCCTCGGCCGGGAAGCCACGGCGGCCGACCTCCCTGGCGATATCGTTGGCCATCTCCCACGGGTCCCTCTTCTTGCGGTGGAAGCTGAACATCAGTCCTCCTCGAGGGACAGGAAGCCTCCGACGATCCTGCCGGCATCATTGAATGTGATCGGGTAGGAGATGTGGGCGCCGAGCTTCGATACGTACGCGATGCGGTTGTGGTGGATGGCGACCTTCGCAGTGCAGACGGTCTCCCCGTCCCTGGCGATAGCGACCACGGCGGCGTCGGGGTAGCCGGCCTGGCCGACCCCGGTGGCGACGGCGCCGTAGCCGATCGTGTTCTCGCGGACCCACTCGGCGATGAGGGTTGCCGTGTCGTTCTGGGCGATGGTTGACAGGTACATGAGGCGTGCCTTTCTGGGGGTGTGGGAGCGTTTCTGGGACCCGTTCACCGGGCGGTCGCAGTCCAGTACTGGGCCTGGGCTGCCAGGCTGTCAGCGCGGCGGAGAACGGCCTTCCTGCGGTTGCTGGCCCGCGTGGCCTTGATGGCGACCGGCAGGCCGACGACCAGGGCCGGGACGGTGGCCGGGCCGACGCAACCGGCGACCAAGCCTGCAATCGAGCCGAGCACGGCAACGATCGAGACGGTGGCGATCCAGGTGATCAGGGTGGTGGCTGCGCGGCTGGGGAGCTGGGCGGCGGTGTTCATTTGGTTCCTCCTCAGTGGGGGCTGGTTGACCTGATGGGATCAGGTTACGGCGTGTCGACACGCCAGTCCACCCGTGTCGCGGTGACGTTGGTCACGATGTAGTGAGGTGGGAGGGGGTGTCGAAGTTGCACGAGGAGGGGGTGTCAAAGTTGCACCCAAACCTTATCTAAGAGAATAAACACCCCCCTACCCCCCGCTGCACGGGTCCGGGGGGTGCGTGCAGCCGCCTGCATCGGCGACGCCGGGGGCGGACAGACGTGATCGGCGGCTGGACGAGCACGAACGCATCTGCTACTGTTGACCCGTTGGTTGACGGCCAGTCAGGGTTTTGTTGTGTTCCTCCCGGCTGGCCGGGGCCCGGGTCGAGCCAAGAAGCTCCCCGGGCCCCAACCAACAGGCCAACAACACAACGACCAACACAACGAGGAGGAGACATGGAGTACTACAACACCCAGGTCGTCGGCGCCATCAACATCCGCCCCTACTGGAAGCAGCAATTCAACCTCACCGGCGGAGACGTAGCCGTCCTCACCGCACTCTGCACCTGGTGGAACTGTGAACACATCTACCCGTCATGGGCCGCCATCGAACAGCGATCAGGGCAGTCGCGCCGCACGGTCGCAAACTCCCTCAACCACCTCGCCGAGCTCGGCATCATCGAAACCCGACACACACCCGGCAACACCAACGAGTACGCCATCCACCTCGACGCCCTCCTCAACCACGACGGCCTCGTAGCAGCAGGCGCAACCAGCCACGACCGCACCAGCGAACCCACGCGCACCTACAAGCCCCTCACCCCCGTCCCCGACCGCGTCACCGCCGACGACATCGCCCGCGCCCGCGCCAAGCACGACAAAGCTGCAGCCAAAAAGCAGGCACAGAAGGCACAGGACACCCAAGAGCGAGCCGAATTCAACAAGGTGTACCCGGGCACCAAGGCAACCATCCGAGACTGGCAGAAAGCCCGGCAGCACGCCACAGCCCAGGAAATCACCGACGGTGCGCGCGCCTACGCGGACCAATGCCGCCGTCGAGAAACGCCAGCCCGCTACATCCGCACCGCACGCCGCTGGCTCGAAGACCACGACTGGGAGAACTACCGGCCGCAGACACCGGTCGACACGGAAGACCTCCTCGGCAACCCGCGCATAAACGACGCGGGCCTCGTCAACGCCGAAGCCACGCCTGAACTCATGGCCAACATTGCAGCCATGTGGGACAACGCAACCAACAACTGAACCGCCAGAAAGGGAACACAATGGAAACCACCACCATCGAACAGTGCCTCATCGGCTCCGCCCTCGCCGGCAGCGAAGCGCAAACCGACACCACCTGGGCCACCAGCCCAGACATGATCGCCAACACCAGATACGCGGTCCTCTGGGGAATCGTCCGCGACCACTGGGCAACGGGCAGAGTCCCCACGCCAGCCTCCGTCCTCGCCGAAGTCCGGAAGCCAGCCACCGGGGAAGACATCCTCGACTGCGTCCACGCATCCGTAAACCCCGTCGACGCAGACCACTACGCCCGCCTCGTCCAGGAAGCCTCCGCGAAGAGAGACGTCCGCGACGTACTCACCCGCGCCGAGCAGCTCCTCCAAGGCGACTCCACCGCAGCCGAGGTCGCCTCCTGGACGCAGTCGCACATCGGCAACAGCGCCCCCGACGGCGACACCGTCTCCATGCCGGCCATCGTCGACCAGTGGTACACGGCCAAGCGAGCCACCGGCGTCCGCACGCCGTGGACCGCAGTCAACGACATCGTCGGACTCCACCGCGACGGCGGCCTCCACGTCGTCGGCGCCCGCCCCGCAGTAGGCAAAACCCTCTACGGCCTCTACCTCGCATCCTGTGCAGCCCGCAACAACAGACACGTCCTCTACGTGTCCATGGAAATGCCGGCCCGCGAACTCCTCCCCAGGCTCCTATCCCAAGCCACCGGCGTCGCACTCAAGTACACGACCCGGGAGGAACAGGCGTCCGCGAACACCGCAGACACACTCAACAGGGCCGCCGCCCAAATCGCCGCCCTGCCCATCCACATCAGCGACAAGGCCGGCATGTCCGTCGAACAAGTCGCAGCCCTCGCCCGCACCCTCCACCACAAGAAGAAGCTCGGTGCCGTCGTCATCGACCACATGCAGCTCCTCGCCCCGTCCCGTGGCGTGCCCGGCTCCTCGCTCAGGGAAATGGTCACCTACCAGTCCCGAGCGTTGAAAGAACTGGCCCTCGAACTGGACGTCCCGGTGTTCGCCCTGTCGCAGCTGTCCCGCGCATCCGAGATGAGGGACGACCTCGCCCCGAAACTCGCCGACCTCCGCGAGTCGGGCAGCATCGAGCAGGACGCGGACACGGTCACCCTGCTCAGCCTGCCCGTCCGCCACGGCGTGCCGGACCGGACGCGCCTCGCCGTGTCGGTAGCCAAGAACCGGCATGGAGCAACCGGCGACGCGGAACTCATCCGCCAGCCCGCCATGGCCGTCCTAGCGGAACCTGCCCGAGAAGGCCGCTGACAGCCACGCAGACAGGCGAACGCCCCCCACCCGGTACTCGGGTAGGGGGCGTTCGCGCCAGGCCGCCACCGGCCCTCACACAGCCTCCGTGTAGACAGGTGGGACGGGTACCATAAGAACGCCAACACCAACCGATAAGGAGACCGCCCATGACCCGCACCCTCTACGTCGTAGCCGCCGCCGCCGGCACCCTCACCGCCATCCACGCCGCACTCCTCTGGTACGCCGGCCTCACCGCCGGAGAGCTCGACATTTCCACCGCCCTGCTCTGGACCACCATCTCCGCCGTCTGCCTCGCATCACTGCGCCCCATCCGCTGGGCCCGCAAACACGGCAACCACCCAGGCTTCCACCGCCGCTGACACCACGGATCCCCCGACGTCAACACGACGCCGGGGGGTCCGCCCACCCACAGGGACGCCCGCACGACCCGACACACAGGGGAGAACCAGAGTCCCACACCCGGGAAAACCAAACACCAGGAACCCGCAACCCAAACACCCCCCACCCAGACAGGAGACACCCACTCACCC